ATATTTAGAGATAAGCTTATATTGGTCTACTGTAGCGTATTTAACACCCTCTACAGGGTTTGTTGCTTCAGCAAGAGTACCCCATACAAGAGAGCCGACAGTATCAGAGCATAAGAATACCATTCTTTCTGCATTCCATGGTTTCTTGCTCTTTTGCTGACCATTCTTTTCAAAGATAACAGAGCGGTCTACAACCTTTATCTCAATATCGAATTCATCTTGGAAAGCTTGAGTAAACTTACTAACAGAAGGTACTTTTAAGGTAGTTTCATCTGTATATACCTTATCGTCTGCATCTGCAACAAGTTCACGAGCCCAACGTTCTTTACGAATATCGTTCAACTTAGATTTTGCAACCATAAGAGTGGTAATCGTATTGCCGTCGGCATCAGCTTTACTACGGATATTCTCGATGTCCTCATAACTAACGTGACCCTTAACAATAGTACCAAAAGTATTGCTATCTAAGTAGCCAAAGTTTACACGCAAACCTGTACCTGCATTATCTTCGTCCTCAACAAGCAATACACCCTCAGAAAGAGCAGTTAAGAAGTTAGCCTCATTCTTCTCGTCAATACCGATAGAACAAGCATCACCGTCATTAAGAAGCTTTGTAAGGATACGTTGCTTTTCAGCTTTCTTTGCTTCATCTGTAGTCGCAGTCTCATAGTGAGCTTTCATAATGTTGATAGCATTAATTTCTGTCTCACGAAGGACTTTTTTCATACCCACCTTAGGCAACTTACCATTAGAAGTTGCAAGAGTTCCACGCTTTTTAATTGGCAGTGGAGAGTCCATCGCAACCATATCAGCAGCTACATAAGTAGTCTTTGCAGAAGTACCTTCCCATTTCTGGTCAGAGCTGTACACTGGCAACAACATTTCCTTGTGGAGGTAAGAACGCTTAACGGGAGCTTCTTTCTCCTTTACATAAAGATTTAATTTCGGCCAAATCGCAGAAATAAACTGAATAAAAAGTGATTCTTTCATTTCTTACCTCCTTTTTTAATCGTGTTCAAAAATCAAATTAGGGAGAGCTGTTTTAATCGCAGTTCTCATTTCACTTGTAAGGGGATAAGGCATTGCTTTATCGTTTACACGACCACAATCCATAATTCCCACTAAAGGCTCGTTTGCTGGCTTAGAGCAAACTACGACACCTGCATACTCATGCTTAGTTGGAAGAGCTTTATACGCTGAACCATCTACAGGCATAGGCTTATAGGTGTAATTTCCATCTTCGTCAAGTGTACGAATAACAAGATGTCCTGCCTGAATAACATCACCTTTAAAATCGGTTGTGTCAAGAGTAGCACCGCCTGTAATTCCACCAACGAACTGACGGATAACAACTGAGTCTAACCCAAAGACCATCTTTGTAGACTCGCTTACCAAATTAGCTTTTGCACCCATTTGTACTTTAATTTTAAGAATTTAACTTTTGACGATTAAAGCTTAGCCAGTTCTTTCACCTCATCGTCAGACATCATTTCATCGTCATTCTTCTTAGAGCGTGTTTCAAGAGCACCTCCGCTAACGGCTGGAGCACCCAACTTCTCAAGACCACGATTAGCTCTTTCTTGGTTTTCCGCCTCAAGATCTGCTTCAATCTCTTCAACGTAATCCTCGAACTCCTCATCGTTTTTGAATGACATACGATTAAAGGCTTTGAGAGTTCTTTCACCAAACTTGCCTGTATTCTTCAATAGACTTTCAATCTTAGCTCTTCTACTATCAGCTGTCTTACCACTCTTTAGCGCAGTAATTTCAGACTGCATACCATCGAGTTTTTCTGACATAGACTTCAAAATCTTAGCAAGTGGTGAATCATCTTCTTCGCCATCATTCTTCTTGTTCTTTTTAGAAGTCTGACTCTTACGATTCTTACGACTTACTGGATCATCGTCGTCATCGTCATCATCATCATCTTCTTCCTCATCTAAAGAATGAGCATTTTTGTACGCTTGGACTCGGCTGTCTGACACTGTTTGTGAGAATTGGAGGAATGGTAAGGCGGAATCAATTGCATCGTCTACAGCTTCCTTAATCTCCTCATCACTTGCATCTTCTTTAATTTCGGAATCAAGTTTGTCGGCAATTTTAGCAGCGACACCCTTTAACTCTCTGCGACTGAACCCAAGAGCCTTAACGTCCTTACTTGTTTTCAGCGCTTCCAACACCTTTCTAAAATGTTTCTTCATTGTGAATTTATTTATAAATAAAAAAATGGCCTGCAGTGCGAATGAACGCAAGCAGACCAAAGTTCGTAGAACCATCAATGAGCAACGAATATACGAATAGTTCTGTTGCGTGCAACTTCACACGCTTTCGATTACAAATTTAATAAAACTTATTTGATTATCAAATAAAAATGAAAAAATATTTTATTTGCGATTTATGACACGAAAGCAAAGAGGTGGGTATATTTGTATTGTTTTCGTGTCATGTGCTGTTAGAGCGAAAATAAAATACCTTAGAAACTATTTAATCACGTTGGGTAGTTAAAGTTAATCAATGTTACAAACATACAAGCAAGTCATTTTTTTGCATTTGAGAGCATAAAAAAAGGCGATAGGTATATTTGTGTTACCTACCGCCATAAGAGCTGTAAAATCAAAATTAATATATCTTATATGTATATTTTATTATCTTTTGCTTTTCTTTGGAAGCACCCAACCTCGATGCTTTGCAACAGCTTGGTTAAATCTCATCCACACATCCTCATCTTTAAACTCAAAGTGCATTGTTCCTTTTTTGAAAGCTTTTACACGAAAGAAAGCCCAATCAAACCAAACTCCATAACCAATTCTATTAGTGTAAATGTACTTGTTTAGCTCTGGTATTTCATCATAGTTTGTCGCTGTGATATAACACAAAGCTCTCACAACATCCTCAATTCTCTCTCTATTTGTAGAATAGTATGAGAAATTGATAACAACAGAGTCTCCAAAACGTGGTTCGTATCTTGTCATATAAGGCACGATAAACTTTCTATTTATCATGTAGTTAGCATTGGTTTTCCACTTTTCACCTGCTGTTGAATTTTCAGCAGAGAAAGCGCAAATCATATCAAAAGCTTCTAATAATGCTTTATCCATTCTTTGACCTGTTGTCTGAATAACCATGTTCAAAACTTGATAAACGTTGTGCATTGTAAAAGGTACATTTACTTGAGTTTCAATGAACTTATTTATTTGCTCACGCAAGCCCATAGTTGCGTGCTTTTCCATGTTTAATTTATTGAAGATGATGCGCCAATAATACTTTTGCAGTTGCTTCTTATATTGTTGTCTTGTGATATTTACAGCCTGTCCCTTAGCATCAATAGTACCAAATCGAATAGGCATGTAATTATATCTATCGTCTGAAAACTTTGCAATGTCGTTAATTTTTTGAGTAGCTTCCATTGTCTCATCAAACAGCTTAACGGCTGATGTGTAGCGGTTAACCATATCTCTCACAACGTTGTATTGCACAAGTCCCTCTGTATTGTTATTATCAAGCACATCCTCTTCATTTGAAAAGATATAGTTTGCAAACTCGTTTTCTCCGCTACCCTCTTTGTAAAGCTTTACAAGAGAAACAGATACAGACGTAGTTCTTTCTGCATCGTCGAAAACTGAACCTAAGTTTTCAGAACATCCATAAAGTTCTATTAACTCATACAATTCTGATCTTTCTCTCGAATATCTATTCTCGATATTAGAAGTATTGCAGAGAGCTATTATTGTGCATCCAGCAGGTGCAATTTCAAAGGCATGCTTAATATGCTTTACACCCTCGCTAAATGGTGGGTTCATAACGATAAAATCGACATGGCTTATTTGCTCTGATGTTACCTCAAGAAAATCACTTGCAAGAAGTTGGCACTCACCTGCAAGTAGCTTTTGTAAGTGAGCATCTTTTTCGCAAGCAATAACTTCACCAGCTCCATTCTTTTTAAGCCATTTGACGATATTTCCACTGCCTGCAGATGGTTCTAAAATTGTTTTACCTAAGATATTTTCACCAAGCATCATAGTGCTTATAACTTCTTCTGGTGTTGGGTAAAAATCGGGGTTTTCTGTAAATAATTTCATTGCTCTTTTTTATTTGTTGATTATTTCTTAAAGTTTTACCAAAGTCAAACCACATAATTACGATATGCGCTTACCATTCTTTACGACATGCTCGCAAATAGCTTCTCGCCAGCAATTACCATAATCTGCTTCGAAAATATTCTCAAAACATCCTCTTCCTGATGTCTTTATTTGCGTTTTCTGCAATTTGAAAGAAAACTCTCCATCGTACACAAGTTTCATTTTGCGACCATTGACAGAAATTTCTTTATCACTAATTTCAACATTGAAAAACGTAGATGGAAGTTTTTTATAGATAGTCCTATGCTGTGTCTTCCCAAGTTTCTCATCAAAGAAACTTTCTCCACCTTCTAATACAGAGTTCATTTTTTCGATAACGAACGTTGTTGATTTCATTGCTCTTAAAATTTATCATTAGCCATAAACAACCTCTCCAAACAACACGCATTGCATAAGGTTGCTACAAGTACAGTAATCTTCGTTCTCTGTGATAAAATCAGCGTAGTCATAAGGACATTTTTCCTTGAATACTTCAAAGCCTTTCTTCATCATATCAAGTGTGACTTTGTGCACTATTGCTTCTTCTTCGTCCTCGTATTCGTATGCAACAATATACCCACCACCAAGAAGAATGTCTGCCCATTTTTCTTCTCGGCTTTCACTTTCTTTTACAAGGCTGTCAAACTTCTTTGGGCGACAGATTCCCAACCAATCACTTCCATAAGTTGCGGTTGAAAATATATCAACCAGCGTTTCTTTGTTTAAGTCCTTTCTATTTTTCATTGCTCTTTATAATTTAAATTGTTATTGTTTT